AAGTTTAATATTATTAATAATTTATGTGTTTTTAGGGGGGGTTAACACTGTCTGATGAAAGTGAGTTACAGCGGAAAAATTTATTAAAAATGATAAATTATTTGGAAATTCCAGAATAATTACGAAAAACTTCGTAAATAATTACGTAAAATTACGTAAAAACGAAAAAAGCTTAATTTAGGAGCGGATATGAGTGAAAAAGAACAAAAGTCATTATTTGAAAATATGGATGATTTTAACCATTGGAATAAACATTGGAAAAATATGCCAGAGTTTAAAAATGAAGATGTAAAACCATATTTAACAGTTAAACTACATTTATTAACAAAAGAGGCTAAAGAAAAATTTGCTGAACTAATTGATCAAACAATAACAGAAAAAACTCAATACATTAATTATCCTAAGAAAGATTTTAGTCCTAAAGAGTATTTATATGTAAATGAGGATGAAAATGAGTCCTAAATATCCGATTTATATCATATCTAAGGGAAGATGGGACAATCCAAAAACAGCTAAGAATTTTGATAAAATCAAAGTTTCATATAAAATTGTTGTAGAGCCTCAAGAATATGATAATTATTGCACAACAATTAATCCAGATAAAATATTAGTCCTGCCATTTAGCAATTTAGGACAAGGAGGAATCCCCGCTAGAAATTGGGTCTGGGAACACAGCATAAAATTAGGAGCTAAAAAGCACTGGATATTTGATGACAACATCAGCACTTTTTACAGACTTAATAATAATAAAAGATTAGCTCTAGGTACTGGGTCTTTTTTAAGATGTGCAGAAGACTTTGTAGATAGATATGAAAATGTCCCTATGGCTGGCTTACATTACATGGCTTTTGTTAATCCTTATAGCTCTAGGAGACCTCCATTTACTTTAAACACTAGAGTTTACTCAATGATTTTACTGTCTAATGATGTTAAATACAGATGGAGAGGCAAATATAATGAAGATACAGACTTATCTATTAGAATTTTAAAAGATGGCTACTGCACTATCTTATTTAATATTTTTATGGGAGACAAAACAACTACTATGACTATGAGCGGTGGTAATACTGAGGATTTATATGAGATAGAGGATGGCAGATTAAAAATGGCTCAATCACTACAAAAACAACACCCAGACATAGTAACCATAAAAAGAAAGTTTGGTAGATGGCAACATGATGTAAACTACAATCCATTTAAAAATAATAAGTTAATATTAAAAAAAAATTTAATTATACCAGATCAAGTTAATAATTATGGAATGAGACTTATAAAATTGCCTACTGAAATGAAATAATATACTACTTAGACCCTAAAAAGCTAAATATGGGTTCAAGTAGTATTCTAATGGTATGCTAAAAGGTGGATTCTACCTAGTAGGCAAACCCTTATAAAAAAAAATTAAAAGGGTTAAAGATAGTGCTTGCACCTATCCGCTGGTTGTTTTAAGTTTGTTATGTGAATGAGTTAATAAATCAAACAATGGAGCAAAACATGACAAAAGGTAAATTTCAAAACAACTTAGCTTATGGTATTGAGATAGAGTTTTCAAGACCAGACAGCATGCACCCAAACATAATATCTAAGGATGCTATAGCAAGATATTTAAATTTAAGAGGGGTTACAACTAGAGTTACAGGTTATACTCACGACACAACTAGTTATTGGAAAATAGTTGATGATTGTACTGTAAGAGCTACAAATACTAATCAAATAGGTGGTAACGAGTTAGTGTCTCCTAAGTTATATGGAGAAGAAGGAAAGCAACAATTAAAAATAGCTTTAAAAGCTTTAAATGATTTAGGTTGCACTGTTAATAAAACATGTGGTTTACATGTCCATCATGATGTTACTGCTGAAATGTCTGTGCAAGACAAGAAATATGAAACATCGTTTCTTAACAGACTTATTAAAACTGTTTTAAAATATGAGAATATCATTTATAGACTAATTGCTCCATCAAGATTGCAAAGAATAGGAAGAGGATATTGGACAATCCCAGCTAGAGCAATTTTTTCTGGTGGTCGTGGATATGATATGACAGCAAAATGGATAGCTAAAAGAGTTTTAAAAAACCTTAAAACTGATGTAGATAGAAAATATGATCATAATACCACTGTTCCAAGAGCAACACAGTATAACAGATACTGTGGCTTAAACCTTGAAAACATCTGGACTAGAGGTTCTGTAGAATTTCGCTATCATCAAGGAAGTTTGAACTTTGAAAAAATCTGGGCATGGGTTGTCTTAACTCAAGCTATTGTTAATTCAGCTAGAGATAAAAAGGCAGTTAAATTCACTACTGTTCAATCTAATGAGCATGGCTTGTTTCATTTCAGAAGAGCTATTGGGTTTATAGGTCAAGATCAACAGTGTGCAGACACAGCATTTGCTAACAAAGTAATCTTAAAAAGATTTAAAGAGCTATCTGCTCCAAGAGTAGAGGCTAGAAGAAGAGGCACAAGATATTATAGAGAAATACAAAACAACGTAGGGAGCAATTAAAATGTGTGGATTAGCAGGAGTAATAGTACAACAAAAAAACAGAACAGAAACAGAGCTTGCTAAGGTGGCAGGCTCTTTTAAAGAGATGCTTATAGAGGCAGATACTAGAGGTGGACATGCAACGGGTTTTGCAATCATAGACAAGCATGGAGATTATACAATCTTAAAAAAGAACAAAGATGCTTATAAGTTTTTAGAAGATGATTTAGTAGACAATGCTATTGACTCTATTACTAATGAGATAACATGCTTAATGGGTCACACTAGATATGCTACTTTAGGGTCTCCTAGTATTAATAAAAATAATCATCCTATAAGAGCAGGAAAAACTATAGGCACTCATAATGGCTCTATTCATAATCATAGAGAGTTGTTTAAAAAGTTTGAGATGGAAAGATATGCTCAAGTAGATTCAGAGGCTATTTTTAGACTTTATGAAACAGCACAAGATGCAAGAGATTTCTCAGAAAATAGATTGCCATTAGTTAGAGGTAGAGTTGCTATTGTCTGGTCAGATTTAGAGTTTCCAGATTATGTGTATATAGTCAAAGCTAATAACCCACTAGAGATGGTTTATATTCCAGAGCTAGATGTCATAGCTTATGGAAGTACCAATGCTATTATTAATGCAGGAAATTGGGGTGTATGTGAGCCGATAAGCATCAAAGCTAATACTATGATGAGGATCAACACTAAAACGCTATCTAGAAGGACTAAGCCAATAACTATAACACAGCCTATTAAAAATAAATCATCTTTCTATAATAAAGATTTAGGAATATATCAAAAGACAGTATCTAATTTTGTTCCTAGATATTCATGGAAAGATAAACAGAGAGAGTTATTTAAAAAGTATTTAGCTAATGATGGATCAACTATAAAGAGAGTAAAATAATGGGTATGAAAATGGGTATGAAAATGGGCATGAAAATGAGTATGGAAATGTATGTATTTGTATATGGGACTTTAAAGATGGGGGGACATAACCATCACTATTTAAAAGATTCTGAGTTTGTCCAGCATATTGCATTTCCAGATTTAACATTGATAGACACAGGATATGGATTTCCAGCGGCTATTAGGTGTGAGGGAAGTTCTGTTTATGGAGAGGTTTATAAGATAGATAATAAAACTTTACTAAAATTAGATAGATTAGAGGGAGAGGGGAGCTTGTATTTTAGGAAAGAGGGTAGTCTTAGAATACAAGGCAAAGAAAAGAGGGTTAAAGTTTATATCTGGGGAAGACCTACACATCATACAGAGGAAAGCCTCTATTATTGGGACATAGATGACAGCAAGGTGTTATTCAATGTTATTGTAGATGGTAGAAAGCACACCGACACAGCAGACAAGATAGTATTTCACATGAGGTTTTTTGATGGGGAACTAGCACCCACTAACAAAGATTACATGGAATTAGTTAAGCTAAGAAGTAAGACAGATTTAAAGACAGAATCAGAGGCTGTATTTCTCAGAGATTGTATTTTAAGAGGTATTGTGAAAGAGTTTGGTAGTAAATTAAATTACATAGTATAATATTATAATTATATATGCCTAAAAAATACAAAACAAAAAGAAAGGTTAAGAAAGTTGCCTCTAAAAGAAGAAAAAGGAATAGTCCTAACTACTGAGCTAGTTGGGATTAAGAATTTAAAAACTCAGAACTGCTATAGGCTAGAGTTTGATGTGTATGAGATTGACACACCAAAGGTTAAAGAGCTAATAGATAAGATTAACACAGCCTTTGCTATGGCTTTAGTAGACTATGAGCAATAAACAAACAGAGAACAAACAGCCTAATGGGCAATTTGCTAAGGGCAATAAGCTAGGTAATCGCTGGAAGAAAGGCGAGTCTGGCAATCCAAATGGCAGGAGAAATGCTTACAGTGATCTTATAAAAGATTATAGTTTCACTAAGGTCAATGACATAGAAAGAAGAGATAAGGTTGTAGGGAAATTATTTCAGTTAGCTGAAAGGGGAGATATGAGGGCAATACAATTTATTGTAGAGCGTTTAGAGGGTAAGAGTAAAGAGTTTAGAGAGGTTACCCACAAATCAGAACCTATTCAGATAATGTCCATTGATTAGCTGGGATATTGACAGCAAAAGAAGAGAGATCATTAAATCTAAGGCTAAGCGTAAAGTTTTAGTAGCGGGTCGTAGATTTGGGAAGTCTCATTTAAGTTTAATCTGGTTACTTACTAAGCCTATTGAGGCAGATGAGCGTAGATGGGTAATTGCTCCTACTTATAGGCAGGGTAAAACAACAACATGGAAACTAATGAGGTCTATCTTTAGGGACTATGATTGTCAGATCAATGAGAGTGAGCTATTAGTCAAGCTCCCTAATAATGCAGAGATAGCTATTAAGGGTGCAGAACAAGAGAACAATCTAAGGGGTGCTGGTCTAGATATGGTTGTTCTGGAAGAGTATTCATATATTAAGCCTCATGTCTGGGATGAAATCATTTATCCTATGCTTACAACAACAAATGGAGAGGCTTTCTTTATAGGCACACCTAATGGATATGATCATTTATATGATGCTTATATGATGGGACAAGGTGCTGACCCAGACTGGGAATCATGGCAATATACCACAGTAGATGGAGGCTATGTCTCACAAGAAGAGATTAACAAAGCTAAATCAATGATGGATGAGAGGGCATTTAAAACAGAATTTCTAGGATCATTTGAGACCACTGGAAATAGAGCGGCTTACAACTTTGATAGAAGTGTCCACATTAAGAAAGCACAACAGATTACAGATAGGCTAGTATGGGGTTTAGATTTTAACGTAGACTACATGAGCAGTTGTCTTATAGTAGAGTATTCTAATGGGTCTATTCATTACCTAGATGAGATTAGATTAACCAACTCAAACACAAATGAAATGGCTTTAGCTATGAAGAAGATAGCTCCTCATGTTCCAGTTTATCCAGATAGTGCAGGATCAGCCAGAAGCACAACCAGCAATAGATCGGATCATCAAATCTTGAGGGATCATGGGTTTAATGTGATAGCTAAGAAAGCTAATCCTCCTATAATAGACAGATTAAACGCTCTAAACTTTATGCTTAAAGACACAAATAATAAAATTAGAATGACAGTAGACCCAAAATGTAGATTTTTAATAAAAGACTTAGAGCAAGTCCAACGCACAAGGGATGGGAAAATAGATAAGAGTGATATAAAACTCACACACATGCTGGATGCAAGTAGTTATTACATAGCTTACAAACATCCTATTGTTAATAGACAACCCTTAAGTATGGAATGGTAATATGGAATATCATGATAAAATAACAATCCCAGATTTGGGAAGAGAGGCTGTTTTACACAGCGTAAAGAACGCAGAAGACTCTTTATTAAAAGAGGAACATGCAAAGCGAGAGACAGCACTAGATTTTTATTATAATCAGAACATGGAAACGCACATAGAAGACTATTTCTCTGGTGCATCATTAAGTCAGATTCCAGTATTGCCACTTAGGTTAGTTCCTAGATTTGCTAAGGCTAGGATGATGTTGTACAAGAAACCCGCTGATAGATATGTAGGTGGAGAATTAGCAGAAGAATATCTAACTTACACTTATCATCTAAACTCACAGTCTAGGGCATTTTCTGAGCTATGTTGGTTACTGGGTAACATGCACATGAAATCCACATGGAATGAAAGAAAGCAGAGAGTAGAGTATCACCTTTTGCCATTTGTTAAAGAGTTCTATCATGTAGGAGAAAGTGAGCCTCATGGCTACTCTTATGAGATAGAGAAAAAAGAGAATGGGGATAGGCAGTTTGTATTCTGGTCTGAGGATAGAGATGGAGAGCAGGGCATGCACTTTAAGTATGACCTAGAAGGTAGAATGTACCCAATAGGGGACAACACTGAAATGGTTAACCCTTATGGAATCAACCCTATCAGTAGAGCCTCTTATCCTTATCATGCTTATGATGTTGTATTTGCTAGTCTACATGCCTCTATAGCTTTTACAGAAGTTATGTTAGCTACCCGCTATCAGATGGGTTCTCCAGTAATTACTGGGGTAGATCAAGCAGTGCCAGATTTAAAGTGGGGAGTAGATCGTTTAATCTCTCTTCCAGAAGGAAGCTCTATGCAGTTTGTAGCTCCTCCCTCAAACATACCTAGCATGATAGAAGGTATTAAACAATTATTAAATGTCACTGGTCAGAATCATGCTCTATCTGTACGCTGGGGAGAGCAAGGTCAAATCCCAAGTGGTCAAGCCTTAAAAATATTAAGCATTGAAAATATTGAAAGCAGAGAATCAGACATACCACTGTTTCAAGAGTTTGAAGAGATGAGATATGCAGTAGATAGAAGTATTATAGAAACTCATACTGGAAAGGTGTTTGATGAGTCTTATGCTGTAGACTTTGCAGAGACAGACTTCCCAGATGACTGGTCAGCAGAGAAAGATAAGCTTATGTTTATGATGGATAACGGTTTAATAACACAGAAAGACCTTATGAGGCATTTTAACCCAGACATAACAGATGCAGAACTAGAACAGAAGCTGGAAGAAGTAGAAGAAGAAAAACCAGAACCCGCTGAACCAGAGACCCCACAAGTTCCAGCATTTGAAGGATTGAGAAAACTTGGCAAAGTTGATCAGTAATTATCTAGACAAGCTAGACCTATTAGAAGAAGAAGTAAACAGGAACGCTGATAATATTCTAAATGTTATAGATATAGATAAACTACTAGAAGACCCAGAAGGTTATTTATTATCACTAGGAGATGCTTTTTTAAAAGAACATATAGATGAAATACAGAAAGCATCTAAAGAAGGTAAGAAGTTTGCCAGTAAAGTAATTAAACAATTATGAAACAAGGTATTCAAATAGATAAGGATTTTGACCTTAAAAAGATTAAGCTAGACTTAACTAAGGAATTAAACTTTTCTGGGGATATAATAGTAAAAGATCACTTTAAAAGGCTAAACATAGGCACTGATGCAAATGGCAAAGGAATGAAACAACTCAAGCCAGCAACAGTTGCTAGAAAAGGGAATGATCAAGTCTTAGTAGATAAAGACAAGATGAGGCACTTAGTAAGATCAAGAGCAACTAAATCAAAACAGTTTGTAAATATTCATCCCGGTAAGAAACAAAAAAGACGAGGGGTTACTAATCAGCAGATAGGTTTTTATCATCAAACTGGTGCAGGCAATCTCCCTAAGAGAGAATGGTTTGGCATATCTAAGAAGGCAGAAAAACAATGTTTAAAAGCAGTAGAGCTAAGAATAGAGAAGTTAATTAGAAATGCCTAACATGACTGTGACCATAGGAGAGCAGTTATCCACTATTGCTGGAGAAACTACTATGACCCTACAAGAGTTAGTCTCTACTATGAAAGCATCTGGCATGGATAATGGAGCTATTAAGAATGTCTTATTAAATGATCTTAAAACTGGGGGGAGAGTATTTGGTCGTTATAGAAATCAAATAAAAAACACTGTTAAAACTGGAATAGGTATGTCTGCTGGAAACGCATCTAGGACAACCTTTCAAAACGCTGGTGTTAAGCAGTTTAGATGGCAAAGCGTAGGAGATACTAAGGTGTGCGAAGATTGCGAGCCTAGACAGGGACAAGTAGACTCTCTTGAGTTCTGGCAAACAGTTGGTTTACCTCAATCTGGTTTTAGTATATGTAGATATAACTGTAGGTGTCAGTTAGTTCCAGCTAATTATACAGCTAAGGGATTAGATAAACCGCTATTAAGGAATAAAAATATCACCAATTTCAATATGGCTGGTAAACATAAGAGTATTAAAGACTCTGATAAGTGGCTAGAAAAAAATTTAAATTTAAAATACAGTAGTTTAAAAGATATAAGTTTAGAAAATAGAAATAAATTGAATAGATTATTTAAAAAACATATTGATAATGGAGCTAAATTTAATTATAGATCAATTACAGCGACCTCTTTAAGGGGAAATACTTATGCACAAGCAAATGTAAAAACCTTACAAATTAATTCTAAAATATTTAATAAAGATAAAAAATATTATAATAATTTACTAAATGATGATGTAAAAGCTGGCTGGCATCCCAGAGGATGTAATAGTTTTGAGTCTATGATGTCTCATGAAATGGGTCATAGTTTGTCATTAAAAGACATAGATGTAAAAGGCACAAAAAGATGGAAAGCAATTATAAAAACTGATAAAGGAAAAAAGTTAAATGCTGTATGGAATGAATATGTAACAGATATGATGAAAAGAAAAAAAGAATTTTTAATTAAATGGGAAAGTAAAGGAAAAACAAAACAACAATTTAAAGATTATATTAAAAGTTTTAAAAGTAAAGTAAAACCACATCCAACAATACCTAATAAATTTGTAACCAATAATACAAGTGCAGATTTTTATAAAGAAGTTTATGGAGATAATTTTATTTCCAAATATGCCAATACAAACATTCAAGAGTTTATAGCAGAGTGCTATAGTATGAGTTATCATACTTCAAACTCATCAAAATATGCTTTAAAAATAAGAGATTTATTAAATGGGTAAACATAAAACGATTTCATCTTCTCCAATATGCTTAGAATGTAAACACTTTGATGAGTTAAGTGATTTTGGTTTTAAATGCAAAGCTTTTAAAGATCAAATACCAGTAGAAATTATAGACTCAATTCATGACCATAAAAAACCATTTAAAGGAGACAATGGGATTCAGTTTGAGCCAATAGAAATAAAAACAAAATGATCGTTTTATGAAAGTTTAGATTTGTATTATATTAAACAAACAACAAGAGGACTATATGTCTGAAACAGAAGTAGCTCAAGATACAGAGCAAGAGTTGGAAACTAAAAATCCAGATAGCACAGATTCTTTAAGCGGTCGAGAAGCTGAGTTATTGCGTGAAGTCATGCAAAAGAAAGATGGACTGCAAAAACTAAGGTCAGAAAACGCAGAACTCAAACAGCAATTTGAGGCTAAAAGGCTTGAAGAGCTTGAGAAAAAAGAAGAGTATAAGAAATTATATGAAGAGACTAAGACTAAGTATGATGAAATCCTACCTAAGTACGAAAACTTTCTTTCTTTTGAAACTGCTGAGACTGAAAAAATGCTACTAGATTTTCCAGAAGAAGATCGAGAAGCTTTTAAAGGCATGAATTACCAACAGTTAAAAGTGGTACATGCAAAAATAATTAATAAACCAAATAATGTTCCCTCTGTAGATAGTTCTACCCCTGCAAGTTCAACACAAGGCTATAGAACCTTGTTAGATGCGGCTAAAGACTATCAAAAAGGCAACATTGATGAATCAATCTACAATAAGGTTAAAAATGCCTTTAGACAGAACCAAGCCTAAAAAAGCAACTAGCTTAGATGGGTTTGAAGACCCTACCTCTGGAAGAGTGACAACTCAACACACTAAGGAAGGGGAAATGATTTATCAATTAGATGGCAAAGATGTAAATCTAGAAGATGGATTCTCTTTATCAGTGGGTAAAGACAAGACACCTAACAATATTAGATCATCATTTAGCCATATAAGCCAAGAACAGTGGGACAGTATATTTAACAAAAGGAGTTAGATATGGCGGCTGGAGATTCTAGCAATTACGCAGGCTCACTGGTAGAGGTTCTATCAGATGCTATGGTTCATTTTAGCAAGGCAAATGTATGTTTACCTTTGGTTATGAATGAATCAAGAGATAGAGCAGACACAATAACTTTCCCAGTTTATAACTTGGGATCAAATCAAGTAACAAGTGCAGATGTAGGAAGCCACTCAGAGCATGACACAACTGCAATAACAGCAACTCAACTGGACTCAACTAAGAAAACTATCACTCTTGATATGTATTCTATAAGAGTACCTATTCATGACGAAGCTGTACTATCAAACGCTAATGACATTACTGGTGTTACTGGACAGTTGGTCGGTAACGCAATAGCGGCTAAGGTAGACAGTTTGATTGTTGCTAATTTTGACAATTTCTCAAACACTTCAAATGACACAACCAATGGTATTTCTGTTGATGATATATTTGCGGCTTTGGGAACACTTCAAGCAAACTCAGCACCCGGCCCCTATGCTATGGTGCATAATCCTAGAGCAGTATATGGAACTTATGGCTTATCAAATGATCTAGTAACATCTGATCAATTTGGTGGTTCACCAACTTCTCAATCTGATATGCTTAAAACTGGATTTTTAGGCACATTAGCTGGAGTTGATGTTTACACTACGCCAGAGATTGCAATATCTAGTAATAATGCAATAGGTGCATGTTTCTCAAAGATGGCTTTAGGCTTTGGATATGCTGGAGAAATGATGAGAATAGAGATTGAAAGAGATGCTATCAGACTAAAGACTGATTACGTTGGTTCAATCTTCTGTAACTCAACTGAGTTAGCTGACACTTATGGTGTTGAAATGCAACACAAGGTAACTTGATAAAGTTAATCTTAGATAAATGGTTAGGGGTCTATTTATTTAGACCCTTAGCTGTATAAAAGATATGGCATTAAGTAATAATACAATATTAAAAGAATTTTTTGCAGACTTAGCTGGAACAGATGCTACTGGAAAATCATTTAACACATGTTTAAGGTTAGGACTTGAAGCGGCTGGTCATAGTGGTTCTATAAGCTCTATGTTGAGAGCATGGGCAAATGCTACTGCTGGTACATCTAACTTATCTGTTAATTCTGCATTAAAATTAGCTTTTGCAACTGCACAAGGATCAACTCAATCTAGTTTAGCTGGATTAGTAGGAGATTTTGCAGGAGAAACGCCTAACTGGTCTGATCAGTTACAGGCTTGGAACGCAGAAGGAAGAACATATTTAGAATTTGATAACCCCTAGAAGATAGACTAGGAATTAATCTCATGGAAAGGAGAATACAATGGCGGCTTTAGGCTCACAATCAATAGCATCATCTTATGAACAATTATTACATGTAGATAGAGATGGTGGGGGAAACACAACCACTTTAGTAGATATAAAAGATGGGGATAATGGAACTACATTTGCATTACAACTAGCAACAGATAAAGCACAGATAAATGGTGCATTAACCATTGATGCAAATGCTACTGATGGAACAGCTTTAACAATAGACTCAGAGGCACAAGATGGGCAAGGCATTTACATGGATGTTAGCCAGCAAACAAGTGGCTATGGAATCATAATTAATGATGTTGGTACAAGCAGAACTACTGGCGGAGCATTATATATAAATTCAAGTCAAAATAATAGTGGAACAAGAAAACTGGTTGAAATAAAAAATGACCATACAGGTGCAACAGGCACAACTGCTTTACATATACAACAAGACTCTACTGCACCAGCATTAGTTGCTTTAGGAAATGTAGGAATTGGAACTGCTTCTCCAGATGGTACAGTTCATATTCATACTGCTAGTTCTGGCTCTGTAGATGCGAGAACAGATGCTGATGACTTAGTGGTTGAAAATTCAGCTCATGGTGGTATTTCTATTTTAACACCCGATGACCAGTTCAGTAATTTAGTGTTTGGTTCTCCTTCAGATAGTAGAGGTGCTGTATTAGATTATTCACATTCAACTAAAGTTTTAAATATTGGAAGTGATGTAGCGAGTGGTCAAGTAGTTTTTAAAGTGGCTTCTGGTACAGAAGCTATGCGTATAGATGCTTCTGGAAATGTAGGAATTGGAACTGCTTCTCCAGTAACTTCTTTAGATGTACACTCATCTGGAACTGAAATGCCAGCAGTATTTGGTATGGCTGATGATGGTAATGCTTTTATAGCCACAAGAGTAGGAGAGGTTCAAAATAGAGTAAGTGGCTATGCTTTTATGGTGGGTAGTTCTGCTGTAGATGGCTATGGCTCTTCTACAACAACTGGCGTTATAACTTCTTCTGTTTTAAATGATGGAGGAACTTTACAAGGTGATTTAAAATTTTATACTAATTCTGGCGATTCATTAAGTCAAAA